TTCTACTATCAACATCATCTTCTACTTCTACTTCAACATCATCATCAACATCATCATCAACATCATCTTCTTCTTTCATCGGTAAGTCTTGGTTACCTTTGGTAGTTTTGGTAGAACTTGGTAGATTTGGTAACTCTTGGTTACCTTCAGACTTTTTTTCTGATTTGGCGATACCTCCCTTTCTGCCATTCTCAATTTTCTTTTGTCTCATCTGTTCATTATAGTCCAATAGAGGTTGAACTTGAGACCACATTATTTCTTCCATCAATCCATTCAATTGAACTTCTTTACCCTCCGCATAGTTGCAAAGGTTATTGATGAATGTACGGACTTGTTGTTCGTCCATCTTTTTGATTGCATCGTTCCAACTAGTGTAGAACTTAAAACTTTTCTTTTCCATATTATTGGTTTAAAATAAAATAGGGTTACCAAATTACTCACTGGTCTTCACATCAGTTTTCGTTCAATAACCCCTAAAATCTTTAATGTTCTATATTGTGAAGACGAACGTATAAGTATAAATATATGTAATTAATGTCAAAAGAACAAATTTTATCAAATATTTTTTTATTTCGGATTAATTTACTATCTTTATGATATAAACAATTAAATCAAATAAAAATGGCACAAGATTATCAGAACACACAGGCAAGTATTGTAAGACAGTCAACTCTTAAGTTTGTAGGGGATTACTGTAGAATGATTGGTACACCTTTAACCTTAAAGGAAGTTGTAAGAATTACTAACGTATTAACGGATTATTGTCAGAACGGTTATTCTCCTGAGATTGGTAATCTATTAGATAAGATTGATACACATATTGCATCAAAATTTGAAGAAGCTTAGTTTTTTTCCATAATATATATACGTGAACGGGGGGATTTGGTTGGTGAACCATTTCCCCTTTGTTTTTTACAATTTTTGCGTATATTTATTAATGGAGGGTCATCAATCTTTATTCTGTAATTTTGCCATTCATTTTTTAATTGTTTTCGGTGACCCTCTTTTTTATTATGAATAAGTTTCAAACCGTAATAGATTTAATATTAAAATTTTTACTTATTGGATTTGGATTTTGGATACTCTATATGGGGTTTAGTATGTTATACTACATGTTCTTCTAATAAAAAAAGGTCCACTATGGGACCTTTTCACATTTCATAAAGAAACGTTTATTTATTTTTCTTGATATTGCTTGTAACAGATTGCAAGTGCTTGGTCTTGGTCATACTCACCACCAATCTCACCCATACATCTACTTATATAAGCGTTCTCATCTTCACCACCTTCAGGTGATGGGATTGGAAAACCTTCTTTTACTTTCTTAGCTTCAATAGGAACACAGTTAGGAATTTCTCTACCGTCTTCAGTTATCTTAGTTCCATAAGGTTCATATCCTTCCCAACAAGAATTTTCTAAACCATCTTCCATGTTATTAGGTTTTACCTCAGACAAATTTAATTTAATTCGTCTCACCATTTCAAATCTTTCGTTCTTTTTCATTATCCTATCTTTTTTAATTGATTTGTGTTTATTGATTTATTATTAAGATATACACTATCGTAATTAACGTGAACCCATTTACTGAATTGTGTTTGTGTCATTTTATATTTTGATTGGTAGTCTATTTCAAACATTCTTTCAAAATATAGATGTTTATTATACTTAGTTAATTCCTGTTCTGTAGGTCTTGGTAATTCAATCATATACTACTTTTGGTTTTTAATTGTTTATTTTCTTTTTTTAAACTATCGATGGTTACTTCTAACCTAACAATATGTGAGGTTAATTCTTCAATCTTCTTTGATAAGTCATCGATGATTACCTGATAAACGTGAATAGACTTTTCCATATTATCTAAACGTCCACCTTCTATCTCATTCTTACTCTTTCTATATCCAACAAAGTAACCAATTAACGTGGTTACAACTGTCATTATAATTTGTTCCATCATATTAATAGCAGTCTTGACAACTCGGGTTAGAACTTTCAATCTCTGAATAAGATGGTAAGTTACCCATCATACCGTTTCCACCGTGTCCTCTATAGGCGTATCCATAACGACTAGTATGATTTAAAACGATTGGATTATTGTACTTAGCCGCCTTATCTGGTATCATACCATCAATAGTTGATGTTTGTAGATATTGTGGATATAAGTTTTGGCCACGTCCTGTGATAAGCCAATCTTGTAATCTCATCTTATAAAAGTCCGCAGTTTGTTTTTGGATTGAACGAAGATACTTCATCGTTTCCAAATCTACAGGAGAACCACTTTCCATTTGTCCTTCAACTATAGCACGGTTCATCGTTCTGTAGTGTAGATGGGGTATAGCCCTGAAATAAGACGCTTGAATTAGATATGGGGCAATATACTCATTTACCAAAGTAAGTTCGTCAGAATTGAACGTATTACCCGTAGAGGACACTTGGTCCAATAGATGGTTATAAAATAAACTACCAAGTAATGGTTGTAATTCTGTGTCCTGTGTAATCTGTACCTCAGCACGTAAAACATCCATATCAACATTTTTGTTAATATTTGTAAAGGATTTTAATTTAGTTTCTGATATTAATAATACTCCCATATTGTTATATTTGTGTTGGTTGTTCTGGTTTATTCTCAACTATTGGTTGTTCAACCACATCACCAACCTCGTAGATTGATAATGGTTTAATTTCAAATGTTGTAGGTGTTTGTGATTTAAGACTTACCAATTTATTAAACGTAGGTAATAGTTCATGTTGATATGGCATGATAACCATCTTACGAATATATTCTGAGTGGTCTACAATCTCATTACGACTACCTAATTTACCTGAAGTACTAATACCATACAACTCACCTGAAGATATTCTATGACCACTTAAAATGGTTCTAATAATATCATCATAGATACTTTGGTAATATCCGTCTGAAGATGCTGCAGGAATTTGTGTTATTCTTGGAGAAAGGTCAGGACTTTCATTAAAAGATATGATTGGACGACCAGCGTTATTAACAGAACTATATTGTTCTTCCAACGCCCTTGTCATTATTCTTTGATTTTCTTCATCAGGGATACCATTCACAAAATCTATCCAAAGTGATGGTAACATACCATTCTTTAAATTGTTACTGTGAAACTCCTTGATGTTTACGTCAATCTCAATAGCAGCCAAAGCACCGCTATAATCTGGATTAGGATAATAGCTATTACTTGGTTGGTATTGTTTGTAGTAAAAGACTTGAGACGGGTCACCATCTTCTTGATTAAATGTGTCGTATTCTTCAACAGGGAACTTTTTAATGTTTGACCAATCAGCTGAATAATAGTATTTTTCAATTTCATCTGTTTCTGGATTTATTTTACCTACTCTAACTCTACTAAAGTCTAAGTGGTAAATCTCAGCAATTGTTTGTCTATCTCTTGACCAAATTACATTTAGTGAATAACCACCAAATAGAGTAAGGTCCAACGCACATTTTTTCATAACCTCTTCAACATTTTCTTTTTTGTTAATAAGGTTAACAGTAGCCATCGGATTGTTTAATGAAACAATTCCATCACCCATAATCTGATTTACTTTACTGGTAATGATTGCTTTATGTATTGCTGAATTATTAAACCTTGTAATAAGGTATTGCGGCATTAAGTTATTGTCACCATAATATACCCATGGTACTCTCTGAAATAATTCCGAGAAACGGGGTAAGATTGGTTCTTGTCTAAAGTTAGACCTACTTAATTGATATTTTTGTTTTTCTTCACTCATAATTAATCTTGTATATAAATATAACTACTATTATTTTCATCAGGTGAAATGTATTGAGTAAATGGTGTACTCTCTTCAGAACCATTTAATTCTGCCATACCTGTATAAACTAAACTTGTACCATTACCATAGATGTGTAATTGATATTGACCAAGATAGTTTAAATCTTGTCCTGCGTTTTGTAAGTTCAATATAATCTCACAATACCTATCATTCTCAGCATATTGTAATGGATTTGATGTACTAACTGTGTATGATTTTACTTCTTGTGATACCACATGTGTAAATGTTAAGGTATATCCTGAAAAATCTGTTCTTGAATTGTTGTTAATGTTTAACACTAATTCATTTTGTTGTCCCTTATTTAGTATAAGCATATTAAAGTCTATATATAGTAAATATAAAAAAAGTGAAAGTGAATTGATAAAAATAAAAAAAAGGGTCCGAAGACCCTCTTTTTAATAGGATATATAGATAGTTGACGAATAAATCATCAATTTAATTATCCAACGAATGTAGCACCTGAGAATACAGTAGGTAAAGAACCAACGATAACTCTACCAGGAACTGGCTCTTGACCCGTCATGGTGAAATTCGCGCCGTTCCTGTCACCTAATGCAAGGCCTGAAGTTAAAGCTCCAGCAGATACGTACATACCTCTCACTTGACCTAACATTACTTGTGTTCCGTTTTGGTCAATTGCGATAACTTGTAAGTTATCTTTTGACGCTAAGTTTTCGATGATAGTTCTTTTAGTAGCATCGTATTTATACATTACAGCTTCCAATAATTGTTCATAGAAAACGGTCCCGTTCTCAAAACTTTTTTGGATATTTTGTGTAAGTTGAGAAGTTCCTCTCTTTAATTCAAATCCGTAGAAGATTGTACCAGCAGCACTTGTAGCACCTGTAATACTATCGGTAGCGTTGTAAGTGTAACCTGTCACACCACCAACTGTTGTACCTGTACCACCAGCGATATAAATCTTCTGAATACCACCAATACTATCTGAACATTCGTTTAAGGAAATTCCTTGCGATATATAGCAACTCATATTATTTTATATTATTTGTATTTGTTTATTTTTTTAAATTTGGGAGGATTTTCACCTCCCTATTTTTTATCGTTAATATAATTAAGCGATGTTGTTTGTTGCAAAGTAGTTAACACCTGCGTAACGAACTAAAGCTGCACCATAGTTGTAGTTACCTCTGATACGAATTTCGTCGTTATCACGAGACCACCACATATCTAATTTTTCATGGTCAGATAAAGCATCAAAACCTACGATGAAGTAATCAGCTGGTCCAACTACAACTCTACCAGAACCGCTTAATCCTAATGTAGGATAAACTTTAACTGTTGAGTTTGGATGAATAGCGAAAGCGTTTGCTTCACCACCGATTACAGTTGAATTTCCAACATAGTTAACAAAGAAGTTAGCTTTTGTTAAAGCAGATACGTATAATCTGTAGTTAGCATAAGACATATAACATACAAGATTTTCAATAGCTTGTGCGTTGTCATCTAATGCAGAGATTAATTTATCAACTTCAGTGATTGGGTTACCATCCTGTCCGTATGATGCGGTTGCAGAGAATGCTGTTGGAGTTGCAGAAACTGCAGTACCTGTAGCACCTGATACTAATAACGCTTTAAAACCTTGGAAACAATCACCACCTGCGGTAGTTGCTTGCCATAATTTAGTTTCAATTCTTTGTTGAATTTGTTTTACTTTCAATTCTGCAATCTGCATTTCAAATGGAACGCTTTCTTCAGTTTGTCCCTTTTGTAAAAGTAATGATTGATAAGTTGAAAATAATGCGTCAGGGCAAAGATTTTCGTTAATTCTCTCAGGACATACTGTTAGAGAGATTTGAGAGAAAGTGGTAGTACCACTTGGAGACCATCCACAACCACCCGCTTGGAATGCTGGGTTGCTGTCTAAAATTTGTACTTGTTGAGTACCTTTGATACCAAGACGTACATTACTGTTCTTAGCTGTAGTTCCACCTACTAAGGCTTTCATCATCAATTCTGTTGATGTTTGGTCGGTAAATCCTGTAATTGAACTTACTACGTACGCAAAATCTTCTTTTGAATAATTTTTCATAATTTTTTTTATTTTTTTATATTTTTTTTTATTTTCTTCTCATACTCATAATAGAAGCAATTTTTGCATCTACCGAGTTAAGTTCTTCTTGTTTATTAAAATCTGTTTTACCGTCAGATATTTTCTTACCTGCTGGTTCTTTTTTGAAAGCACTAAAGTCTTTTTTAATTTCCTTCATACCGTCTTTCATCTTTTTCATTTCTTCAACTAATACTTTTACTTCATCCATTAATGGAACTAAAGCTTCAACTATTGCATCAACAACTTCTTGTGCTACAGGGGCAACTTCAGCTGGTACTTCAACAGGAACTTCAACATCTTCCATTTCTTCAGAAATAGGTTCTTCAATTTTAACGATAATGCCGTCTTTAGTTTCAACCTTTACACCACTTTCAAGTTCATGAATACCGTCTGGAGCAGGAATTTCAGCGTCTTCAGTTACCACTTTAACAGCAGCACCTTCTAACAATTCTTCACCTTCTACCTTAACAATTGTACCATCAACTAATTTAGCGTCAATAAAAATTTCTTTCACTGATACGATTGAACCATCTTTAACCTCAATTTCAAAATTCTCTACAAGACGGAAATTACCATCTTCTAAAGCAACTCTCTCAAACTCATCACTTACTTTGGTAATTTTGTTACCTTCTTTAAGTTCTATAGCTTCAAGAATTGTATTGTTCTCAAGTTTAAACGATTTTAAAACAGGTTCGTCATTTAGAAAACCATACTGCTTCATTAAATTTTTGATTTGACTGATAGCGTTTTTTGGATTTGACATACTATTTTTTTGTTTTTTTGTTTATTGGTTTATATATAGAAATATAAATTATGCGTTATAGACTATAAATCTTTTAAAATCTCAGCAAGTTCCCTTAGAAATTGTTGTTCCATTTTGAACTGTTCAATCTCTTCAAAGAAACCTGATACCGAAAATCCGTTCAATTCTTTAGTTTTTATGCGTTTCCATACTTCATCATTTCTTACTTTCATACTAACAAACCAAGTACCTACAGGTAAGTCACCAAACCCATATTTGGTTGATTTGTCTTGTTCATCTTCCTTAATCCAACTCTCGTAAACATATACATCGTCAGCAGCTTTACCATTATGTTCGGTATCGTTATTGTCAATATACTTGTTTCTCATGTACTTGTCAGCAATCATACGGATTGTGTCCTCTTTGAACACAACGAAATATGGATTACCCTTTTTATCTTTTCTGAATATTTTAAGGTCAGGAACCATCGCAGGTCCAACCACTATACGTTTTTCTTCATCTGTTTGGAAGTTCTGTTTTGACATTTTCTCTCTG